ATACTTCTTTTTAAACCAAGTCATCAGCTTATTAGCTATCTCATCAGTATCTAATACCTTAATGTTAGTAATACTACCAACCTCACTAGTCTCAAATGGGATAACATCATAGTCAATGATATAATTCTCAGCATCTAAATTAACATAGATATCAGGATCATAAGATTCAAAGCAAGCTCTAGCAATATCCTTCCCTGATTCATCTACTCCATTGAATACTGCAGATATCTGCTTAAAATATTCTTTATATTCTTTATCATCCTGTACTATTGGTATTTTGACTAGAGCTTTCACTCCATTGCCTGATGGTGATGTCCAACAGGCAAAGATAGATTTGTGAGCTTTCAGTTCTACAATTAAAGCAGGGATATCCTGCACATCATCAAAGTCTAAAGTCAGTAATCCTGATGCCTTTCTTAGAGATGCATTATTTCTTTTACTGAAATCACCTCCAAAAGTAACAACAGGCAGTTGCATCTTAATGGCTTTTCTTTCCTCTTTATCAGTAGAGAATCTAAGGTCCTTGCATAACTGCTCAGACTTACCATTCTTAATGCGATCTAGATAGAATCCTACATCCTTATTCTGATAAGGTGATACATCCTTAATTGATTTGTAAAAAGTTACTTTCATAGTATTAATAAAAAGTGAGAGTCCCTGCTTAACACAACCGCCAGGAGGAATTGCAGGGATTTATACTCTCTAATGTTTTTTATCATGGCGATTATGTTGTTTGCAAATGTAATAATTTAATTTATAATTGATACTAAAGTGCAAAAATAAATTATTTGTGCTGTTTTGTGCTATTATTTGTGCTGTCTTAACTCCTATTGTTATTGGGCTGTAGAAGATTAGAACGAAAAAACACTTTTTTTTTCCAAAAACTGTTCACCCCCTAATATGAAAATAAATTTTTTTTTTATTTAAAATATATTGTAAATAAAAATATATAATATATAGAGTATAGGGGTGTGAATTGTACTTTTGTTCTAATTCTCTACAAGTCAATATCAGTAAGGGAATTATACAGCACAAAAAAAGCTCCTAAGAGCTTTAAATTATTTCTGATAGTTCTTTAGCTGTCATATATTCTTTAAATTGATGTATCTTATCATACTCCCAAGGCATCTGAATCCTTACATTGATGTAATTAAAGTTCTCTATTGCCGAAACTTTGTACTTATCCTCATAATCATTATTAAGAGCACTCTGAACTAATGGCTCTATCTCATGGAGATATACTTTATCCTGCATCCTGGACCATCTTCTATGCATTCTGATGCCATGAATAACAGTAGCATGATGTCTATTCATCATCTTACCTATTTGAGTAAGTGACACCTTACATTTGTTTAGCCTGTACATAACGTAGTACCTCTTATAGACATAGGCTCTATTTCTGCTATTAGTATCTAGCTGATACTTTGCAATCTGTCCTATTAAAAAATCTATTTCTTTCATTGCTCTGTATTTTTATATAAATAATTATAGTACTCTTTACCTAATTTTAAAGTATCCATAGCACCATCTCCAAATGCCTCCACTATCTGCTCTCTTTCCATTTCTTTGGCTTGTTCAATTATTTCAATCATTATTTGTCTTTTAGATTTTATTTGCTCTTCACTGCAATAAGTACCAATAAATCCTTCATAATGAAATCTACCAATCAACCATTCTACTGCTGTCTGTTTCATTGCTCTGAGTTTTTATATGTTTCGTTGTACCAATATTCAAACTCATCATCTTCCCATCCTCCAATATATGGACAACCTGCATCTCTCATCTGTTGCTTTTCAATATCCAAATACTTATGAAAGTGATTGACAAACTCTCTACCCTCTACTGAGTGCATATTGAAGAGATGAGGCTGTAACTTCTCTAAGTCACTAAACACCTGTTGTACTGCTGTCATAATAATTTAGTTTGTGTTACTGACTTAAATAGATCCGATTGTGACTCCATTACACCTGTAGCATTAATGAAATCTATCTCTACCTTAGCAGATTGGATTAGAGTTCCTGCAAGCTGAGAGATAGCCTTAGCTTTATCTACCTCTACATTCACCTGGTCTGTTGTTAATGTCTCATCGCTCAATCTCTCAAGAGCCATGAATAGATGATCTCTTAGATCACTTAGTTTGTTGTGTGCCATTTTTATTTATTTTTTTTATTAGTTTACATTTTAATCTCATTACCTGTTGTAATTCTTTAGGCAATCTTTGTATGGTATTTCTAGCCATGTTCTCCTTTTTAGTAATCATCATCAGATTATCAATATCATTATTTAGATAATTACCATCCTTATACACCACTACCATCCCTTTAGGTATTGGTCCATTGTGCTGTTCCCATGTGTACCTGTTCAGCTGTTCCCACTTTGAATCTGCTAGCTTAATATACTGATACATCTTACCTCCTGTATCTTTTCTCTGATGGATAGTACCTATAGGCTGAGTATTCATAGGCTTATTACCTTTCTTAAACATAGTCTTAGCTACTTTCTGATATAGTTCATTGGACATTTTCTGTCCTTTGTTGGAAGGTACAGTGCCTTTCTGAAATTGAGTAGCTTTACCTCCTAGATAACCTGGAGGGAATTGAGTAGACCGAAGATAAACAGGATCTTTCTTAATACCCATACTCCATGCTCTATTGTACACTGATGACTCACTAAGTCCTAAGTCATCTGCTATCTTCTTAGTAGGTTCAAATGGATACCTTTGTCTGATGATATCATTCATACCTCTTCAATTAGCATTATTAAATCATCATTCTTTTGTATGAGCTGCTTAACATGATCAGCATCATATGCCTCTACTATCCTAGTCACTAACTTTACAGGACCATTCCAATAGTCAAAGGTCTTGAATACTACTTTATATCTCTTCATTGTCATTATTTTTAATTGGCACATCTAAGCCATACATTAAATCAAACATCTTAAAATCTCTGTTAGCATTTCTCTTACTACCCTGATAATTCTGAAAGTACCACTCTCTGAATCTCAGGTATTTTTGGTGAGTATAATCACCATTAGCTATGGCATCCTGTACCTCTCTAGCTAGTTGTGTGAACTCATTTATCATCTCTAAGTAGTTTAGCTCTGCAAATCTGCATATAAAGCTCTAGGTTAAAACTCCCTCTATCTTGTCTCTGCCACCAATCTAATTGCTGAAAGAGTGTGATCATGTTATTCATAACTTAGATTTAAGTAGGTTAAGATTTGCATCACTTAAAGGAAACAGGGACATACATTCATCATCAGTCTCTGTAGCATTGTAGGTAAATGGCTCAATAGTACCTGCTATATATACATCACTATCATAGTCAGTAGTCCAATTAGAAAAATAAGTATTGTCTCTTTTGTGTAGGTCTATAAAGTTCATAATATACAAGATAAAAAAGTGAATAAAAAAGTAAATATTAAAAATGCACTTATAACTAATAGCATTGTCAAACAAAGTGCTATCTGCTCAGCTCCTTTAGGAGTAAAGTAATTAATTAGTTTTTTCATTGATCTTAGTTATTAGGTTAGAAATAGTGTTCCATCTGCACATTGCTCTATCAGTAGCTTCATGCTCACTGCCTAGATGCTCTGCAAAATCTTGAGCTAAAGTCCAAAGCTGCTGTTCTTCTAGTAAAATAATCTCCATAATTTGTTGTTTGTCCATGTGTAAAAGTTTTAATTGTTAATAACTATACGCCAAAGATATTAAAAAGTTTTATATCTGCAATAAAAAAGAGTAATTTATATTCATTCTAAATAAGGTAAAACACTTAACGAGGGTGATTTTTACTTAATAATGTATTAGAGTAAAGGTAAAACATATAACTGTGGTCTCAATTTGCGACTGCAACCAACTTGGCGGAAATACCGACAGGTTAAAACCTTAAAATCTTTTATGTTATTAAGGTTATACCCTTAAAAAGTCCAGTTTATTAATTAAAAAACGGGACATAATCGGAATAAAAAACAAGACATAATAGGAATTTTGCCTATTATGTAAAGCATATTTGACACAACAAAAAGCAATAGACTGCACAAATTTATACTCACAGTATAAAAATCTGAATGAATTTTCCAAATAGAGCAATGTACTGCACAATATGTAAAACATATTTTACAATAATGTAGGTATTTGTAAACTTTATTTAGCTTTATTGTCTTTAATGTTGGAGATATTCGTCACAAATTTTGCTAATATTTGGGACAAAAAAAAAGCAGCTGCGTGCTGGGGAGCTTACAACTGCTTTCTCTAACATGGAAACAAGTGCTAATTTAGTGTTTATATTTGAATTTCAAAAATTCTATGTAAGTTTTATTATTTATTTTATAGTGCTTTCTGCAATCCTTACATTTCATCCAATGGTGAATAGTACCTCCTGCAGTTATTACCTTTTTATTATAATAGATATTATAGTTTGTACATTCAGGACAGCAGAACTTCTCATCTCCCTCCATTACAGCATAGTGAGTAGATGGAACTGCATAAGAATTGAGTTTATTGAATACAGCTTCTAGTACAGTGACATCCATCTTACAATAGTCTACCATCTTATTCATAGCCTGCTGATCTTTCTTAAATACAATATCTTTCCACAGGTCTAATCCTCCTGTATCCATCTTCTGCCCTACCCCTAAATACTTAGCTATATAGTCTAATTTATTTGAGTTAAAATTAAAGTACTTTCTAGCCCATTTAAGAGTGTCTATAGTCTTAGGTGATGGCATAACATCAAGTCCATGTAATAGAGCTCGTGTGCGTAGCCATTTGAGATCAAATCTATCCCCATTATGAGCCACAATTTCATCAGCTTGAGCCATAACTTTAAGGAATGCTTTAATCATTGCCTTATCAGATTGCTTTTTATCCCAAGTTAGGAACTGTACATCCTGCTCATGCTCCCATTTGTAGCAGATGCAGATGATTGCTCTTTCATGAATGATGTCACCTGGATTGATTGTGAGGTTATATCCTGATCGCCAAAATATACCAACATTGAATGATGTCTCAATGTCAAAAAACAGTCTTTTTCTTACCATAAATATTTCTCCCTAGCAAATTTAAAGAGATATGATAGCAGTAAGCCTATGCCTACCCCTACAAATAACAGGTTTAAATTACCTCTAGTTCTAGGTCTTGTAGCTTTAGCCTGTGCTTTCTCTACAATACGATCTTTGTAGATAGTTTTTATTTTTAACTTATATTCTATTCTCTTCTCCTGCCTAGTCTTAGGCACATAGACTGTGTTATACTTTATAATGGTATCCTTAGTAGTTATAAACTTCTCCCACACTATGCTATCATGAATGATAACAGGGATAGAATCTAGTGTTGTGATTCTGATAGTATCTCCTGTCTCTTCACAGGTATATCCTTTCTTAATAGCTTTATTAAGATGGTATTGTGCAGAGCAGCTACTGAGTAGTATTATTATAGCTAAGTATCTCATCATTCTTTTATTTCAAAGTGCATCCAATCGTAGTTCTTCTCTCTACCCAAAGATATAAATCCATGCTTATAGAATATATCTATCATCTTCTGATACTCAGGTCTAGCAAATCTAGCAGTCTTAGATGATTCTTTGAGTAGATTTCTAGCAGGATCTAAATCAATAGCTATACCCCATGAGTGCATGGATAGTGCTGTGCCACCTCTCATCTTTCTATAGTTAAAGCATCCACCGAATAAATCTATCCCTAACTCCTTAATCTTATCGTATCCATATACAGATAGTAGTTCATTAAATACAGCTGTAAAATTATCAGCTACTAACTTATGGCACATCATAGAGTTGACAGTGCTGTCCAAATCCCAAGCAATTCTCATTGGATATGGTAGCTTAATTTTTACCAAGTATCCTGCACCTGTTACATTAGGTGTACCATATTTAGAGGTAAGTTCCCATCTAGTCATTTCAGTTTGTTTAGGTCCTCTTTAATATCTTTAGCTCTTGCAAATAATAACTTCATTGATTGCCATAGATCTATTCCTTTTACTACTTTGTAGTTCTCATTGATAGACATTACCTCTATGCTGGATAATACTAGAGCTACAATTTTAGTGAGCATAAATGGTACACTAAAAAAAGTTAGTATGATATCATTTAGTATGAATTGGTCTATTAAAAAGAACATTATCACAGTAACTTCATAAAGTGCTAACTTGCTGATTATAGATGAGAGCTTTCTGCTAGTAATTTTCTCCCCTAACTTCTTAGCTTTCCATATACCTGTGATAGTATCAATACATATCAATACTCCAATCATTAGCAGTATCCCACTTATTGGTAAAAAGAATGCAAAGCATATAGATATAAGAGTCAAAAGTTGTGATTGTATTGATATTAGTAGTAGTGATAGTTGTGCTTTCATTCTTTAGATTCTATTTCAGATGCTAGTAAAAAAGTAAAGTAAGATATTAATAGGCATCCTAATAATTTGAAATGTAACTGATCAGCAAATACTAAAGAGATACCTGAAAGATATCCAAAGCCAAAAGTTAAGAATGATAAGACTCCTGAGTGCTTCATAGTATTAGGATTGAATTATTGTACCCATTGCCTCCAGCACCTCCACATAGAC